CTTGGTTTGAAATATCATTCCAAAGCACAGTTTGTCCTGATAAGTTGGTTCCATTAGAATCGTATAATTCTTCAGTAGTACTTACAGTTTCAAATTTTAATAGACCATTTGCTGCTTGGTTACGCTTAGGATTATAAGAAAGCAATCTTGCTAAACGTAGTACACTTTCACGGCGTTCTGCTAGTTCTAAGAAGTTTTCACGAGCATTTAAGTCAATACGGAAGCTAATATTTTGACCTAAGAAAGCAATAAGATCAATCAATGCCAAGTATTCACTAGACTCTACGTAATCGTTAAAGTCTTCTGGATAATTTTCTCGTAAATACGAAATCATTGTTCGGCGTAGATTATCAAAGTCAAAACTTTGGAAATCTGCGTTACGGAAAGACTGATAGACTCGCTTCCAATCTTCCGCTAGTAATAATCTATTTTGTCTATCAGTAGTCGACATACTTGCTTCCTTTTATGTGTTACAGTATTTATTAGAATTAGATAAGTGCGTATATAATTCTTTAAGTTAAAATTGAATTATCTTCATCAAATTTCATACGCATACTTTCTGATATATTGTAAGTTAAATAAGTCAGTGTGCATTCTATTATGATGCCGCTTTCGTATGTGTCTACCGTGACTTGGTCTACTTGCACTCGAGGATCGTAATTAATGATTTCTGTAACATTATTTGCAATTGCATCTCGTAAATTTTCAGTCATAGGTTCAAATAATACGTCCCAAATAACAGTACCAAATTCAGGATTTTCTAATTTTTCACCTACTCGAATGTGAAAATGATTTATAATATCTTGTTTTATAAGGGCAATATCATAAAGATTGAACCCAGTATTTTCAGGATTTGTTGTTGAGATACCTCTGTAAGCACGACTTGCTGTGGGCAAAGCAGGTCGTTTATTACCCTTTACAGTTATATCTTTATACAGTTTTTTCTCTTGTGTACTCATAGCTATATTTACCTTAAATTTATTGTGGTCCAGACGCAGCAGGATCTACTCTGTTACCAGCTTCAATGTTTGTACCTGCTGGCTCTGTTGTAATGCTTGCTACCGGAACTAAATCTCCAGTTATAATTTTACTTGCAAAACCTCTACCTAATCCTATACGATTTTGTGTTTCTGCACCACCTTGATCAGCATATCCAACTGCTCTGCGGAATTGTTGTCCTAAAGAACCAAAATCAAAGCTGGTCCAAGTTACACTTTTAGATTGAATATATGCACACGCAATTCTTACTGCGATTTCTGGATCATTAACTAAGTCAGGATTTTGTACAATTTCTGGATGTCCTGCTTTAGGTCCGTAAGTTTCATAATTGCTTTTAAATGTTAACTGTATAAGCCCTCTACCACGATACTTGTAACCTTCATTTTGAGCATTACCATAACGTCCGCCATACATTGTATTAGCAATTGCTGCTGGTCCCGCGGCAACTAATTCTTCTGCAAATGCCTGACTTTTTACTCGAGTCGGAAATACTCGTCTTAGTGTACTAGCTCTATAATTTAAGTTTTCGCTTCTTGGTTTAAATCCGCACTCTGCTTGTATCTGTGCCATTGCCATACCAAGTGCTTCTGCATTGCCTGCTGTTTGTCCTTCAGCAAGTCTATTAGGATCTGCTGAGTTCAATGCATTTGCTGGATCAAGTCCAATTTTCTTAATAAGTTCATTTAAGAAAAATTGTTGTAAAAGTGTTACTTCAACAGGTTTAGCAGGTTGATTACCGTCTGGTCCTACCTGTCCTGGAACAACTGTCTGTGGACCGTTTGTATTTGCTGCTGTAACTGTTGCGCCGGTTGCTGCGCCTGAGCCTGTTAAATCTGCATCAGTGCTAAGAAGCGGAGCAGATTCTCGTAGTGCAGGACTTGGTGAGCCGCTTGCTTGAGTAAGACTTGGAGCAAATGTTCCAGGATCTAAATGCTCGTGTCCTTTCCACGGTTCGTGTACTGGAACACGCACTGGCCATAGAGCCGGTGCTGCAACGGCTGCTGTCGATGCTGTTCCTGCATTTGCTGCTCCTGTAGCTGCTGGACCGTTCATATGAATATTTGTACCCGTTTCTAAAATGTCGCCGCCTGCTGCAATTTCTGTATTTGCACCACTTGTTAAGTAATTGTATCCGCCGGTATTTAAATCTAGGTTTGCTTGTGTATCTTTTCTATCGCCGGTTGTGTTGATATCAAGTGTTGCTTGGCTTGTAATACTATGAGGTCCAGTTACAAGTAAGTTATTATCAGCACCAACAAATATTTTTTGTGTTGCGCCAACATAAACATCGTGATTGGATCCAACATCTAGTTTATGATCTACACCTACTTTGACATCACTATTATTTGAAACAGTAAGTTTGTAATCTCTACCAGAGTTCATATTAATGTCACGGGCAGCAGTCATATTAATATCTCTATCAGCACTAATATTAAGATCAACCTGTGTTCTAATACTAATACTATCTTGTGCAAAAATATCAATTTTTCCATTAGCAGTCATTTCTATCCAAGAAGTACCTTTAGCGTTTCCGATATAGATTAAATCTTCTGAATTATGCATAAGAATTTGGTGGCCAGTACGAGTACGCAATCTTACACATTCGCCTTTAGGGATAGTTTTTATGCCAGTAGTTGCTTGTGGATTAGCAATAACATCAGTATAAACCATAGCGTCTGATGCAGCAGCTGAATTTCTAAGATACCGCTCATCACCATCGTCCATTACAAAACTAGAGCCGCCTAAAATACTTGTAAAAGTTTGTGTTCTAGCGTCTGAAGTTCCTACAGCACTTTGTGGAGCACCTTCCCGTTTATCTCTTGGTCCCGGAGTACTGATTCCAAAAACACTACTTGGTATGTTACGTCTACCTGAACTATTAGCAGATCCTCTAATATCGTCGTCTACAAGCCCTTGGCGGCCAAGAATAGTATAAAAATCTGTATTAACTGGTTTTTGATAATTTGATGGATTTG